TAGCAACTACTCTTAATAATTTAACAACTACTGGGAATAGAGTTTATGAATCAAGGGTTTATCCATTAGCTACAGGCGGAACGCCGGCTTTATTGGTTTACACCAAGTCAGAGGACTCAATGCCAGAGGTTATAGGAACTAACAGATTATCAAGCAGAAATTTAACTGTTGCTGTTGAAATTTACGTTAAAGCTACTAGTAATTTTGATGACACTATAGACACATCAGCCAAAGAGGTAGAAATAGCAATTGCAGCAGACCCTACTTTAAATGGATTGGCTAAAGATTGTTATCTGGAATCAACTGAGATTGATTTTAATGCAGAAGGTGAAACGCCTTTGGCATACGCAACATTGAATTTTTTAACTAACTATTACGTCAAAGAGCAAGCTCCAGACGTGGCAGTTTAACGAGGGAATATTATGAAAATGATTAGTCCAAATGGCATAGATTCTATTGATGCACCAGAACACAAAGTGGCGTATCTAAAAGAAAAGGGTTGGAAAGAAGAAGCAGCCCCAATTAAATCTTCTTCAAAACAAAGTAAAAAAAACGAGGAATAAATTATGGCAACTCACGCAGGGAAAGAAGGTTTGGTTAAAGTTGGGAGCGCACAAATTGCTGAAGTGAAATCATACTCTATAGAAGAATCGGCAGATACGCTTGAAACTACAAAAATGGGAGATGCTGCAAGAACATATTTGCCAAGTCTAACAAGTTTTAGCGGAAGTGTAGATTGCTTCTGGGATGAGACTGATTCAAACGGACAGGTAGCATTGGCAGTAGGAGCATCAGTAACTTTAGTATTTTATCCAGAGGGCGCAGCGTCAGGTGACACTTATTATAGTGGTACAGCATTGGTAACAGGTAAAACTATTACTGGCTCATTTGATGGAATGGTTGAAGCATCTATATCAGTTCAGGGAACTGGTGCTTTAAGTACAGCAACAGTATAAGTATGAAAATAATTGATAAGGCTAAAGCCCATTTTGATGGGTTGGAAATAAAAGAGATAGAGATTCCTGAATGGAGTGATGGAGATGAAATTCTAAAGGTATATGCAAAGCCATTAACATTAGCAGAAATGTCTAAATTGCAAAGATTTGCAAAAGATGATGATGTTGCGTTGATGGCATATTGCTTAATACATAAAGCCTTAGATTCTGATGGTGAAAAAGTATTTGATCTATCAGATAAAAACGCATTAATGAACAATGTTGATAAGGATGTTTTAGCAAGGGTAGCGACTGAAATAATGTCTAGCCCAACTTATGAGCAGCAAGCAAAAAAGTAGCAGAGGATAAGGACTTATTTGCTAGGTATTATTTAGCTGAATTACTGCATTGCACAGTAGTTGAACTAGAAGAAAAGCTAACCTTATCCGAATTTACTGGATGGATGGCGTATTTAGAAGAAAAAAACAGGCAAATGAAAAATGGCAACTGATTATAAATTAAGAATTTCAGCAAAGGATAATACTAAGAAGGGATTTGCTGGCGTAGATAAGAACATTAGTAAAACTCAGGGAGCTATGAAGAAGCTGGCTGGTGCATTTGCTGGTGTTTTTGCGGTTAGAGCCATTGTTCAGTTTGGAGCTGAAACTTTAGAGGTTGCTGATAATATCGGCAAAACAGCAGATGCTATTGGGGTTACAACTGGATTCTTACAAAAATACCAATTTGCAGCCCAACAATCTGGCGTAGAGACTGAGCAGTTTAATAAAGCGCTCAAATTTTTCTCTAAGGGAGTTGGTGAAGCCACAATGGGAACTGGTTTGGCTAAGCAGGCGTTTGAGGAAATGGGGATATCCTTAAAAGACTCAAGCGGTGAAACTAAAAAGTCTGAAGCTTTATTTAAAGAATTTTTTGTTAGTCTGGATTCTATACAAGAGCCATTCAAAAGAAATGCTTTATTAGCTCAAGTCTTTGGTGCAAAGGTTGGTATAACAATGGCTAACCTAGTTAAAGGCGGTTCTGATGCCATGAATGATCTGGCTGAGTCTGCAACAGGTGTCATTACAGAAGAATCTATAAGAAAAGCGGAAGCTTTCAACGACACTATGAACAGGCTTAAAAGGCAGGTATTACTTCCATTACAAGAAGCGTTTATTAGCACTTCAACCGCTATATTAAATTTCGCAGAAACAATGGGCTTAATAAGTCCTGATTTATTTACTAAAGATTTAGGTCAACTTAATGATATGCTAATTGAACAACAGGGCATATATAAAGAAAATACAAGACTCCTTGGTGAATTTGGGAAAATTGCAGCAACGCAATACAAACCGAGGGCAGATAATGCAGCAGCTGAAATTATATTGCTGGAAGAAGCAATAGCAAAAAGAGAAAAGCAGATAGAAATACAAAAAAAACTAAATGCTCAATTAACAAACCCAGCTCCATTAGCAGAATTTAAAAAAAATATTAAAGAAAATATAACTGTAGTTCAACAGTTTGCAAATACTGTTGAGGGTCAACTTACATCAGCTTTTAAAAATTTCTTCGACTTTGCAAATACTGAATTTTTAAACTTTAAAGAGCTTGCAACGTCTATAGCGCAAGCGGTAATAAACGAATTAATCAATGTGTTTATAGTAAAAAAATTAGTTGGCATGGCTACAACTGCTATCGGTGATATAGGTAGTGTATTTAATGGTGATTTTGGTAATGCGGTAGATGCAATGTCTGATTTTGAAGGCGGTGGATATACAGGCGGAGGAGTCAGGGCAGGTGGAATGGATGGAAAGGGTGGCTTTATGGCTATGGTTCATCCTAATGAAACTGTTATAGACCACACCAAAGGACAAAGAACAGGTGGTGCAACAGTTAATTTTAATATTAATGCAGTAGATGCAGCTGGCTTTGACCAATTACTGCAATCAAGAAAAGGATTAATAACATCAATAATAAACAACGCCATGAATAATCAAGGCAAAATGGGAGTTGTATAATGTCTGGTCTATACCCAACAACAATAGGTTTTAAATCTTTACAGTTCCAAGACAATAGACCAACGATACTTAACCAAACTTTGTCAGGTAAAAAATCTGCAAGACTGATTGGCGGACAATATTTTAGCTTTACAGTTCAAATGCCACCAATGACTCAAGAAAATGGGCAAGCATATTTTGCATTTTTACAAAAACAAAAAGGAAGTTTTGAGGATTTCACAATTGCAGCACCGCTGGACAATCTGGGGGCTGCTAAAGCAGAAACGGATATATTAGCTAATGGCGCGCAAGCTATTGGTGATGGCTCTATAGCCTTGGATGGGTTTACAGCAAATCAATCTGGAGCTTTAAAAGCTGGTGATCTTATTAAGTTTACAGGTCATACAAAAGTTTATATGGTGCAAGCAGATATAGATGCTAATTCATCTGGTCAATTAACAGTTTTAATATCGCCCAGTTTGGTAACAGCTATAGCAAACAATTCAGCAGTTGTAGTTAATAAACCACAATTTACAGTATATCTATCAAGCGGTGAGATTATATATTCTACAGATTCTTCTGGTTTTTATTCAATATCGTTTGATGTCAGAGAGTCGATCTAATGCCAAGAACCTTATCAACAGCTTTACAAGCGCAAGTTTCTGCACCTACAACTAAGACAGCATTTTTAGTAGAACTACAATTATCATCAACGATTAGATTAACTGATTGGTATTCAAACGTTACATTTAATTCTGAAGCTTATGAAGCCGGTGGAAGTTTTCTTAGTGTTGATTCAATAACTGAAACAGGTCAATTACAAGTGGATGAGATTAGCATGGGTTTTTCTAACGTAACAGATCAGGTAAGGGCATTAGTTCAAGATGGATCATTTACAGACAAAATAGTTGAAATACATTTAGCCTATTTTAATGAAAATGAATCAATAGTTGGCGCAATAAATTACTTTACTGGAAAAATCAGAAGTGTCTCTATTTCTGAAACTGTAAGCAGTTCAAATTTATCGCTAAAAGTTGCCTCTCATTGGAGTAACTGGAACTTAACGAAGGGGAGGCATTTCAGCGAGGAGAGCCAAGAGGGTTTTAGCGCAGGCGATAAAGGAATGGAGTTTGCCACACAAACTAAAAATGACGTTAGGTGGGGAAGCTAAATGGGTAATTTCTTTGCAGCAATTGGGTCTTTTATAGCAAAAGTTATTCTGAGTGATGGCTTTCAGATAGCCATGACAGTCCTAACTCTTGGCGTTGGTGTCAAAGGGTATATGCAAGCAAAAGACATGCTGGCAAAAGGGCAAGATATCATGGCTAACAAGATTGCTGCTGGTGGCAAAATTCCTGTTATATATGGAACTAGAAGGGTTGGTGCGCAAATAGTTTATATGGACACTGCTGGAAATTCATCAACTCATTTATATGTTGTTTATGCCTTATCAGTTGGTGAGTGCGAAGAAATAATGGGCAACACTATTGAACTTAGTGGTAACTCCTTAAGAGACTCTAAGCAATTTAGAAATGGTGGTTACATAGGCTCAGATAAAATATCATCCGGCTCTGGCTCATTGTGTACTGCTAATCAAAACTCAGGATCAGTTGATTTAACAGGCGGTACTTTCGGTACTAATCCGGCACTTGGCGGTTATAGGTATGTAATGAATTTACATCATGGCGCAGCTTCGCAAGCAGCAGACCCAATGCTAAGAGCTTCCATTGGTGGCAAATGGACTACAGCACATAAATTAAATGGAGTTGCTTACATTGCAGCTTCGTACATCTATGATTCTAAAGGACAGTTTCGCGGAGTCCCACAATTAACAGTACAGGTAAAGGGTAGAAAAGTATTTGATCCCAGAGATAACTCAACTGACTGGAGTTCAAACCCAGCTTTGTGCTTCCTTGATCTGATTCAAAACGACCAATATGGAAAAGGCTTAGCAACTTCCCAAATAAACATGGCTACATTTAGCGCAGCAGCTAACAAAGCTGATACTTTAGTTAATAGCCCATATTTTAACGGATCAGCAAAAGCCCTTGCATGGTCTGGCTCTAGCGGTGACAACTTTATAAAAGTTCTTGGCGGTTCAGCCAATTTAACATGGTGGCAAAATAAAGTTGGCGAGTTAATAGATATATATGACACCAATGGAAATGGGGTTATAGATGGGCTAGAAATAACAGCCTTGCAAAGGGATGAATTTTTTGATGAGAATCCTGAATACATTGTTTTTTTTGATGGAACTTTAGGTAATAATTATTCAAGCCAGTCTGGAAGCTCTTTAATAAAATCTAAAAGGTTTCATTGCAACGCTTACATTGATTGCAACAAAACAGTTATGGAAAACTCTAAAGAACTTTTATCTAACATGCGTGGGATATTTAATTATGTTGATGGGAAATATGAGTTACAAATAGAAGATACTGGATCATCAACATTTAGTATTAATGATAATCATATTATTTCTGATTCCGGCATTTCAGTTGATTACGGAAACAAAGATAAAAAAGCAAACAAGGTAGTAGTTGAGTTTTTTAATGCCAATAAAAGATATGAGATGGATACCGCTACTGTTTACCATGAAGCCACAACTGATTCTAATGATTACACTAGTGATGATGGCGGTGAAGTTCTTGAGCTAAAGGTTGAATTTCCACATACAACTTCTGCATATATAGCATATAACCATGCTAAAACGATTCTTGTCAGAAGCAGACACCAAACAGCTATACAGTTCTTAGGAACGCCAGAAATGTATAAATTAAACGTTGGAGATATTACAAATCTCACCTACGCACCGTTAGGATTTAGCGGAAAAATATTTAGAGTTGAAGCCTTACAGCTTCAGCCAAGTGGGTTAGTTGCTGTTTCAATGCTTGAATATTTTGACGTCTACACTTGGACAGTACCACCTCAAGAAGCAGTAGAAGCGTTAGCAAATGTTCCTAGTGCTTATGCTGTAAAAGCTCCAACCAGTTTAGCCTTTACAGATACAGATGATTCAAATACTGGCAGACCTTTTTTAGCATGGGCTTTACCTTCTGATTATCCTTATTATCAATGGAGGATTAACGTTAAAGATGCAGCTGGTAACCAGCAAATAAATAGAATTGTTGATGTTAATAATTGTGATCTTAACTTCTTGCCAGTAGATGCTAATTATGTTGCTAGTGTCACCGCTTTAAATACTACAGGTGTTGAATCATCCGCAGCAACATTGACCTTTACTATTGGGGATGCTCCTACAGGCACGCCAGACATAAAAGATTCAGCAATTGTTACAAATAAACTTGGAAATGGAGCTGTAACTAATGTAAAAGTTAATGACTTATCTGCTGCAAAAATAAATACAGGTGAGCTAAATTTAGGAACTGCAAATGGCATGGCTGTTAAGCAAGGGAAGTCAGGATATACCGATAATTCCACAACCGGTTTATGGTTAGGAAATGATGGAGGTACTACTAAATTAAACATAGGTTCAGCAAGTAAATATTTAAGATTTGATGGAACTAACCTATTAGTTGCCGGAGACATTTCAGCTTCTACTGGAACTATATCAACAAGCATTGCAATCGGCTCTGGTAACAATATATTTAAAGCTGATGCTAATGGTATATATCTGGGCAACGCTAGTTTTGGATCAGCCCCATTTAAAGTTGCAATGAATGGAGGTTTGGTTGCCACTAGCGCAACAATTACAGGAACGCTAACAGCTAATAATATTAATACATCAATGTTTCAATATGTTGGCGGTAATTTAATAATTAAAGATGATGCGATAACAAGAGCTAAGATTGTTGATGATGCTATTAATAATGCGCTTATTGCTACTGATGCTGTAAACCAAGACAGTATTGCAGCAAACTCAATAACAGCAGTAAAAATTGTTGCCAGAGCTATTGATGCGTCAAGAATAACAGCAGGCACTTTAACCTCTGCTTCTGGTGTATTTGGAGTTATATCTGCAAATAACATTACTACCGGAACTTTAAATGCAACCAACGTTGCAGTTACTAATTTAAATGCCAGCAATATTACGACTGGTGATTTAAATGCAAATAGAATAAAAATTGATGATGTCACTATTGATACAGATGGTAATGGAAATTTAATTATTAAAAGCGCTGGCGTTGATACAAACCAACTTGCTAATGGTGCAGTAGAAACTGCAAAAATTGGTGATGCCCAGATAACTACTGCAAAAATTGGTGATGCTCAAATAACTAATGCAAAAATAGATAATTTAAATGCTACTAAAATTACTGCTGGCTCATTAGATTCAGCAAGAATAAATGTAGATACTTTGGCTGTTAAGAAGTTTGCAAATGTAAGTTCAACAATAGTTTCGCAAACTGGCAGCAGTTTTCCATTAGAGGTTTTTGGAAGTGTATTCCAAAGAGCAAGCACTAATTTCACTACAGAAACACAATCAACAGGAACATATTTAGCTCTGGCAATTGGCAGCGTTAGAAATGGAGCAAAATACAGAGCGATATTATCTGGAGTTTATGGAGATTGTTCTGGTGGATTTCTTGAATACAGCATTAATGGATCAAACTATGTGCAAGCAGCAGGCGGTATTCAATCAATAGCATTTGGAACAGGTACTTTTAGAACTTATGTAATTGTCTATAGCGGATCAATATCTGGCATGTCCTCTAGTCAAAGCACTGTTTCATGGCGTTTAAGATGGACTGGACAACTTAGAAGCACCTATCAATCACTATATGTATTTATAGATAACACTCAGTAATATGGCAGATTTTACAATATATAAAACTAACTCTGGAATAATAGAATCTAGCGGATCAACAAATGTATCTATAGATTTTATCAATTTAGAAAATGACCAATCAATAATAGAAGGAATATATGAAGTCGAACAATATAAAATTATTGATGGTTCTGCTGTAGAGCAAACTGTAGATTTCTGGGGTGAAGTTAGATTAAAAAGAAACTTCCTATTATCTGAATCAGATTGGACACAAATGCAAGATTCAGCTTTAACAGATGTTAAAAAATTAGAATGGACAAGCTACAGGCAGTCTTTACGAGATTTGCCGGATAGCAATGCAAGTGCCTTAACAATTGACAATATAATTTTCCCTAACAAACCTGTTTGATGAATAGTAAAACAAACCATAATTCAACAGCTAGAGGATTTATAAATATCAAATCTAGGTATAAAATTAATAAAAACAGGAATTAAAAATGGCACAACATGATTACTCACTAATTAACCAGTCTGGGGCTAACTTTAGGGCTGATCTAAATAATGCTTTAGCAGCTATAGTTTCAAATAATAGCGGTGGCTCAGAGCCTTCAACTAAATTTGCTTATGAGTTTTGGGTAGATGAAACTTCTGGCAAAATGAAACTTAGAAATTCAGCAAATAATGCATGGATCACTATGCCATTTAATATTGGTGTTAATAATTCAGTTGATATTAATGTTGGTACTGTTAATGGTCTTACTAGCTTTAGTTTTAATAGCGGTGCAACAGTAACTTCTATTTTAGATGAGGATAATTTTAATTCTAACTCAGCTACAGCACTGGCAACCCAGCAGTCAATTAAAAGCTATGTTGATAGCCAAGTAGATACAGTTGATTCATTAAGTGAGATTCTTGCTATTGGTAATTCCTCTGGTGGAACTAATATTAATTTAACAACAACCGATAGAGTCCAATTTAGAGACTCAGCTATATATGTGTTTTCTTCAACTGATGGAACTTTAGATTTAAAAGCAGATGGAGAAATTCAATTATCAGCTCCATACATTGATTTAGCTGCTGCTAATGTAAATGTAGACGGAACTATAGATGCTGTTGGCGTTGAGTTTAATACTTTATCTGGAACTGGATCAGTAACAATTACTGATATTGTTGATGAAGATAATATGGGCAGCAATAGCCCAACAAAATTAGCAACTCAACAGTCAATTAAAAGCTATGTTGATAGCCAAGTAACAGCCCAGGATTTAGATATAACTGATGGCTCTAATACAATTGGTATTGATCTGGATTCAGAAACTTTAAGTTTATTAGGCGGAACTGGCGTTAGCTCAAGTGCTTCAGGTAATGGAGTTACCTTTGCTATTGGTCAGCCAGTAGGTACTGGCAATAATGTAGTCTTTAATCAAGTAACTGCATCAGTAGTTGGCAATGCTTCAAGTGCAACTGTATTGCAAAACGCCAGAACAATATCTGGAATCAGCTTTAATGGTGGAGCAAACATTACATTAAACACCTCTACCATTACTGAGAATACTAATCTTTATTATACGCAAGCCAGATTTGATACCGCCTTTGCAGGTAAATCTACAACTAACCTAGCTGAAGGCAATAAACTATTTTTTACTAATGAAAGGGTGGACGATAGGGTTGCAGCATTAATCCAAAATGGAACTGGCATTAGCTGGTCTTATAATGATGGCTCTGGAACTTTAACGCCAACAATAACATTATCCCCATTTAACACCGGTCAGCTTTCTGAAAGTGGTAATCTTTACTACACTGCTGCTAGAGCTAACTCTGCAATTGATTCTAGAGTTAATAAATCTTTTGTTGATAGTCTTGGTATTGCAGCAACTACAGCAGTTACTTTATTAAACGCTAGAACTATTAGTTTAAGCGGTGATGTAGTCGGCTCAGTTGCATTTAATGGCGCTGGTAATGTCAGCATATCAACTGTTATTCAAGCCAATTCAGTAGCCTTAACGACTGATACAACCGGCGATTATATTAAAACAATTACCGGAACTAATAATAAGATCACTGTATCTGGTTCTGGAACTGAAGGCAGAGATGTCACTTTAACCTTACCCAATGATGTCCAGATAGCGAATAATTTAACTGTTGCAAATAACCTCAGCGTTAATGGAACGCTTACGACTTTAAATACTACAAACCTTGCTATTGAGGATAATCTATTTGAGTTAAATGCAGGACTAACAGGAACGCCAGTTAATGACTCTGGTATGTTTATTAATCGCGGCAACCAAAACAACGCTGTATTTATTTGGGATGAATCAGCAGACAAATTTACATTAGGATTAACAACAGCTTCCGGAACTGCAACAGGTAATATATCGCTTTCAGCTTTAGGAACTTTAGTAGCAAATATAGAAGGGCAGTTAGTCGGTAATGTTACTGGGCAAGTGTCATCTATTTCAAACTTTACAACAGCAAATTTAACTGAAAATACTAATCTTTATTTTACAAACTCTAGGGCTAACTCAGCTATAGACTCTAAAGTAAATAAAGCTTTTATTGATAACTTATCAGTTGTTGCTTCTTCTGCTTCTGGAAATGCAGGAAGTGCAACTGTACTTGCTACAGCCAGAACAATAGGGGGCGTTGCTTTTAATGGATCAGCAAATATAGTCCCTACCACATTTAATGCAGGTACTTTTTCATCTACCTTAGATGTTTTAGGAGTTACTAAATTAAAAGTTGGCGGAGTTGCTAAATTAACAACTAGGGCTGCTGGTATATTAGTTGGCGGAGAGGTTGAAGCTAATACCTTGGATATAACTGGAGTTGCTTCTATTGATGGCAATACTACAATTGGCGGAACTCTTGGGGTTACAGGTGCAGCTACTTTTAATTCAAGCATAACAATACCTGATTATGTTATCCATGCTGGTGACAGCAATACTAAGTTTGGTTTTTATACTGGGGATGCTTTTGAAGTAGTTACAGGGAATGTTTCTAGGCTTAAAGTTAATAATGGCGAAGTAAATATTAATGACACTGGGATTGACATGAATTTCAGAGTTGAATCAGATGGCAACGCTAATATGCTGTTTGTAGATGGTGGTACTAATAGGGTTGGAATTGGAACAAGTAGTCCTTCTACTAAACTACATGTCAAATCTACAAGCGACAACATCGTTGCAACTCAAGTAAGCACAAACAGTGTAAATGCTTTGTTCCAAAGTATTGAAAGTGCTTCATTGGCACAAATAGGAACTACAGGATCTCATGCTTTTACATTTTTTACAGCCAATCAAGAACGAGCAAGAATTGATGCCTCAGGAAACTTGTTGGTGGGTAATACAGATTCAACTCCATACGATAGAACTTCAGGCAATGCCATATCTTTAGGTGATGGTTTAATTTCATCTGCTCAAAGTGGTGGTAATGCTGCAATATTTAATCGTATGACAAATGACGGCAGTGTTGTAGGTTTTAGAAAAGCTGGTTCAGCAGTTGGAAGTATTGGTACGCAAGGTGGTGATTTAAATATTGGAACTGCTGCTTGTGGAATTGCTTTTGTTGATGGAGTTCCAGCAATTTACCCTTGGAATACTAGTAGCAATGCAACAAGAGATGCTGCAATAGATTTAGGTGATTCAGGAGCTAGATTCAAAGACCTGTACCTTTCAGGACAAACACAAATTACAGGTGGAGCTGTATCTGCACCGAGTTATTCATTTATTGGTGATACTGATACTGGTATAAGCAGACCAACAACCAATGCACTTAATTTTGTTACTGCTGGAAGTGAAAGAGTCCGTGTTGATGCGAATGGAAAAATTCATATTAACGAATCTGTAGGTCGTGCCCAACTTAATTTATCTTTAGGAAATGTTACTGGTGTTGGACAATTTGCATCATCACAACTAAACCTATCTAACCCTACTAATGTTAATTCTATTTCACAAATAACCTTTGGATATGATGCGACTGGTAGAGATAATGCCGCGGCTTATATGGGCTATTTAAGTACAGTCGCCACAACAAATGGTAAGGGTGCTTTAGTATTTGGTACAAGAGATGACGGTAATGATACTCAGCCAACTGAGAGGATGCGTGTTACTTCTGCTGGAAACGTGGGAATTGGAACAAGTAGTCCTGCATACATTACAGAAATTGCAAAATCTCAAGCAGGTGGTGTAGGAGCAACATTATATCTACACAATACAGCAGACAATTCTGGGGTAGGTCATGCTGCTGAAATAAGATTTAATTTAAGAAACGCAGAAGCCACTACTAGAAATGCTGCTATACAAGCTATAGCTGAAGGCACTTATGGAACAAGTCCAGCTTTGACCTTTTTAACGTCATCGGGTGATAATGGCTCCGCTACAGAAAGAGTCAGAATAACAAGTGCTGGGTTTCTTGGAATTGGACTCACTAATCCTGCTAGAGCATTATCAACAAAATCTTCAAGTGTGACAGTTGGTACTTTTGAAAGCACGTCAGCCAGTGGGTCTCTTATTAGTTTTGTTGACCCAAACACGACTAATGATGTAACTGTTAGGGTGGGTTCTCAAGCAAATGCTCTAGTCCTTCAAACCGGTGGCGTTGAGCGAGTCCGCGTATTAGCGAATGGAAAAATGGGAATTGGAACTGCATCTCCTGCAACATTACTACATATAAAAGCGGCAAGTGGTGAGGCAGAGTTGAGATTAGAGGCTGCTAATAATTCAGAAGCTAGACTTAGATTTGGTGATGCAACAGATAATGATGCAGCTTATGTAGGGTATAGCAGAAGCGGTGGGCTTATGAATTTTAGTGCTTTAAATACCGCAGGTTCTCAGATGACGCTTGCTAGCTCTGGCGACCTTACAGTCGGAACTTCTTCTTTAGGTTTTCATTTTGATGTAAGCACACAATTATTTTCAACTAAATTCGGTAATAGCGGTAATCTTACTTTAGCTGTTAATAATAGTTCAGGTTCAGGAGTTGGTGGAGAAATATTTTTAGGTGGAAGTACAAGAGGAGATTCTTTAAGAAATTGTATTTCATTTAGAAGAGCATCAGGCACACAAAGTATGGTCATAAATGCGGCTGGGAGCTTGTTGGTGGGTGAGGGTATTAATAACTATACAACACATAATGGGATGGTTGCAGTTGTAGCTAATGCAAGTAACCCATTTCCTTTTTCTGCAAAAGCTATGTCAACAAGTCAAGGTTTCATGGGTTTTTATAACGCAGGCAATACTTTAGTCGGCAGCATTTTTCATACTAATGGGGGTACATCCTTCAACACATCTTCAGACTACAGATTAAAAGAAAATGTAGATTATGAATTTACTGCTCTTGATAGAGTTGCACAATTAAAACCAGCTAGATTTAATTTTATAGCAGATGCAGATAATACAGTTGATGGTTTTATAGCTCACGAAGTACAAGAAATAGTTCCTGAAGCTATTACAGGTGAAAAAGATGCAATGCAAGACGAGGAGTATGAAGTTACACCAGCAGTCTTAGATGATGATGGAAGTGTTGTTACTGAAGCTGAAATGGGAACAAGAAAAGTTCCTGATTATCAAGGCATAGACCAAAGCAAGTTAGTTCCTTTATTAACCAAAGCTATACAAGAACAACAAACATTAATAGAAAGCCTTTTAGCAAGAGTTGAACAGCTTGAAAATTAATATATAATTTATTTATAATTAACAAACCTAAAAGAGAAGGTATTTATATGGAAGATGAGAGAAAAGAAATAACTGAAGTAACTATATTTGGTAAAAAATATAAAACTGAGGATTTAACTATGAGAGTTAAACAGGGTTTTATTAACAATCAAAGAATGGACGCTGATTTTAATGAGAAGCAATATCAAAGCTTAGTTGCTTTATCTGCTTTGAAACATTATCAGGAACAATTGATGGCATGGATTGAAGAAGATAAATTAAAACCAATAAAAACTGATAAAGACACAATAGAAGAAGCAGACGTTTCCGAAGTCTAATGTCAGCTCGTAAGACTGCTAATGATGTTGCTAATGATTTATCAGTAGTTGCTGGTGAGCTTAATGCACATGAACGCGAATGTAATATTCGCTGGAAGCAAATTTTTCGCAAGACGGATGATTTGCAGACTTCAGTTCAAAGCATGAAAACTTGGCTCTTAGCAGGTCTTACAACAATTATTATTAGCCTTATGGCAATAATCGTAAGAGGTCTAGTTTAGTCATTGTATGATTGATAAACTTATTGAGCCTGTAAGTCATATTCTGGATAAGTTAATTGCAGATAAAGATTTAAAGACCAAACTACAACACGAATTAAACCAAGAATTACACAAAGCTAATATGGCTCAACTTGAAGTCAATAAAGTTGAAGCTAGTCATAGAAATGTTTTTGTTGCTGGGTGGAGACCTTTCACCGGATGGATATGCGCTTTAGCGTTGGCATATCATTTCATTATTGAACCTATTTTAGCTTTTGCTTTTATTATCTATGGCATAGAAGTTAATGCGCCCCAGTTTGATATGAGCAGCTTACTAACAGTTTTAATGGGCATGTTAGGTCTAGGCGGATTACGAACATTTGAAAAAACCAAAGGTCTAGCAAAATGATGATGGATAAAGTAAAAAAAATGCTTATGCGCCATGAAGGGGTGATGTGTCATTTGTATACTTGTAAAGCAAATAAAGTAAGCATTGGAATTGG